GATTACCGGGTTGAACATGCTGCCATATCAAAACAGCATGAGCCAATATTCCAATCAAGCAAACTTTGCCGCGTCGTACTTGCAGGGCAAGGCAAGCCAGCCTTCAGGTGGAGGTGGCGGCGGTGGATTATGCTGTTTCATTATGCTTGAAGCAAGGTATGGAAATGGTGTAATGGATTCTGTTGTCCGTCGTTATCGTGATGAAAAAATCACGCAACGCAATAAACGCGGCTACTACAAGTTAGCTGAAGTCTTTGTGCCATTGATGCGTAAATCTAAGCTGTTTAAGTTTGCAGTGTCTAAACTGTTTGCTGATCCGGCTGTATCTTATGCCAAGTGGTACTATGGACAGAACAAACACGGCTGGCTGTTTAAGCCTGTAGAAGCGTTTTGGATGAAGATATTTGATCTACTTGGAGAAGATGTTCCGTTCATCCGCGAAAACGGTGAAGTTGTTTAACCTGTTATTTATATGCAAGGATTCTCAGAAGCTAATCGGCAAAACTACTTTCCACAGGAAACTGCCAATCAAATTGCTAGCGCGTATTCCCGAATGGGTGGAGCGCAGGCTGAGATTGAATATAAGCGCGAAGAGGAGGAACGCCGTAAAAAAGAAGAAAAGAAGAGAAGGATCGTAATGGGCGTTATCCTTGGTGGAGCAGCACTTGCAAGTGGAGGAGCCGCATTGGCAGCAGCCCCAGCAGCAGGAGCTGCGGGCGGAGCAGCCGCAGCAGGAGGAGCAGCAGGCGCTGGAGCAGGCGCCGCCGGGGCAGCAAGCAGTGGTGGATTTTTAGCTGGCTTGGGAACTTTTGGTAAAGGAGCATTGAGTGCGTTCACTGGCGCTCCAACCGCAGCTACTGGAGCAGGTGGATTTGCTGGTGGACTAAACGCGGCTGGCAGTATGCTCGGTCAAATCGGCACAAGTATGTTGACTAGCGGCGGTGGAGGTATGAGTGGAAGTGGAATGTCAAGAGGTGGCAGCGGAGGCAACATGGATGTCGGTGATGCCGCTATGGGCGCACTTGGCTCGTACATGCAGGAAGTACAGGGAGCCAATAAAAGCAGTCGCGTTTTAGAATCTACTCTAAAAGATCCATCAGTCCGCAGTGCGCTTTTCCCCGGCATAGATCAGCAACAGACTGATGCTATTTTAAAATACAAAGACACATTAGGCGCTATTGATGGAGCAAGGTTCCTGCAAACTGCAATACCGATGCTGTCTAAAACTGCTACCGGCAATGTGGAGTTTGACAGGCAGATGCAGTTGCAGGCTCGGCGCAACGAGCCAACGTATGCACGGGGCATAGCAGAACTGGCAGGCTTACGAGGAGGCGGTGGTGGAGTGGTGATGCCATCAGTTGAGGAGCCAGTGGACTTTACGCAATTTGGAGGACTTCCCCCTGCCCGGCGGCAGCAAAACTATGGCGGCGCATGGGCTGGCGTTCCATACCAATAACATTATGGCTGAAAACTACGGACTTACATCTCAATCGGCGATTGATTATGTGCGCTATGCACAACAGATGGCCGCGCAGAGAGAACAAGCAGCGGCACAACAGCGCCAGGCCATGCAGGATCGACAAATGGCCGCGCAGGAGCGCGCCTTGGTTCAACGAGCTGCTGCGCAAGAGGCCGCAGCTTTGCAGCCACAGCAGGAGCAACAGCCTGACGAAAACTTAAAGTTTGGCGAGTATCGTCACCAGTTGCAGTATGATGCTGATCGACAAGCATACGATCAGTATCAAGCGCAGATGATCAATCAAGCGCGGCAGCTGTATACACAAGATCCTAAGGCTGCACAATTTTTTATAGACACTCAAAAGCCTGTGCTTGAATCGCAGTTTAAGAACAAGCTTAAGCCATTTGAAGAGACTGCTGATTACAAAAAGGCTCAAGAATTTGCATATTCAAACGACTTCACTAAAAAGGGAGAAGTGCTTGATATTCTAAAGAATGAAATTACAAATGCTGAGAAGTACGATACGCCAGAAGCTAAATCTGCATATTTGCTTTCTAATGCAGTAAAGGCCGTCAATAACATCATTACAACTGATGCGGTTACTGGTGTTGAGTTGATGTACAAGTTTCCAGAGCTTATGGGAACTGCGGAGTACGCAGCCATGATGGGTAAGTCTGAGCTTAATCCAACCACACTTCAGGCAAAGCTACGCAGTGCTGAAGGCACAAATTTTCTAGAAAAACTAAGCAACTCATTTTCAACCAATCCAGATGTCGCCATCAAAAAGATGAAGGACATCCATGATAGCGTTGCTGACGCACACAATAAACTTTCATACAGCAAAATTGTGTTGCCAACCAGCGGTCGGATTGCGGCTAATTGGGGTGTCGCTCCAATCAAGACTTTTGCTGAATTGGAGCCGCAAATACAGCAACAACAGGCACAGATTCCTGACATTCAAAAGGACACGCAGGTTGAGACGGCAGGAAACGAAACGCCAACGCCTGGGGTTTTAAGCAGGATTGCAGAAAGTATTACCGGCAATGAGCGAATGACGGAAGAGATTAAGAATCTCCCCAACTATCGCACAAGTATGCCTGAGTTTTCAATCTTTCGAGATGGCGGAATCAGCCCGCAAGCAGGAGCTGCACTTAAGGCGGCTGCTGGCACGATGGCAACAAGCCCAGAAGAAACGGTTAAGATCTTCCAGGCTCAATTTCCAGACATACAGGTACGCCAAGACGAAAAGGGTAACTACATTTTCAAATCCGGCATCGACAAAAAAGAATACGCCATGAAGCCCGGCTTGGAATGGAGTGACGTTCCAAGGGCTATGAACACTGTAGGTGCTGCAATCGCAACTCCAGCTATAGCAGCAGAGGGAATTGGCGGGGCAATCCTGACAGGCGCGGCACAGCAGGTTGTACAAGAGGGCTTACAGAAAGCAACAGGTGGCGAGATTAATCCTGAAGACATTGCAATGGCTGGTGGCCTTGGAGGCGCATTTACCGCAGCAGGTAAGATTGGCGGCAAGATCATCGGAGCTGTTAGACCGCTCTTCAAAAGTTCTGACGACGCTTTGGCTGCCATCAATAAAGCCAAGAATATTATCCCGGCTGAGCTTAAGCAACGAGATCTTGGCGAGCTAGTCCGCAAGGCGTCCAGCGAAGGAATGGGTTCAGCTAAAGCTAAGCAAGACTTGGCAGTGCTTGCTAAGATTGATCCCAAGATTGAGCAGACCGCGAAAGAGCTTGGCTTTGAATTGCCCATTGATGCCTACAGCGACAACAAACAACTCAACGAAGTATTGGGGCAAATGCGCTCTAAAACTGGATCTGAGTTTAGCGCAAAGTTTGGGGCTACTGTAGATGCCGCAAGAGAAAAAGCGCAAGGCTTATTGCAATCACTTGATGCATCGCCAGATATTGCATCTGTTTCTGAAAATGTAAAAGCTTCCCTTGGATCTCAAAGAGATCAAAACAGAGGTATAGCTAGGCAGATTTACAAAGAACTAGACCAGAAAATTCCAGAAACAATGACCGTTGAGTTGCCTTCATTACGCGCTCAATTACAAAAAGCAAAAGATATTGCAAAAGGCAAGGTAGAAAACATGCAAGCCGCCGAGCGTCGTTTGTATCAGATGCTGCAAGACGGCGACATCACATACGGGATGGTTGCCCGTGAAAAAAGCAAGCTTGGAGAAGCAATTAGTGGTTTTGGCAAGAACGACTTTGCCGACATGGATCAAATGGCAAAGAGCAAGTTGTATGCTGCTTTCAACGCGGATCAGCGTAACATTGTAGCCAAACATGCTAGCCCAGATGACCTACTTGATTTTGAGCAAGCCTCAAATTTATGGAAGCAAGCCGATGACATCAATGATCGAATCATAGAAGGCTTTGGAAGCAACAACACGGGCAGTCTTGCAGACTTAATGAGAAGCGCCATTAATTCTGGCGCAAGGGGAAATACTCAACCAATTGAAAAGCTGCTTAACATAGTGCCAGACGATTTAAAGAAGACTGTTCTTATGTCTTCTTTAATGAATGCCACTAAAAATCAAGCTGGCACTTTATCGTTTAAAGACTTTGCCGCAAAGGTTAAAAAGCTTAAAACTCAAGCTCCTATCTGGCAGAAGATCCAACAAGCTCCAGGCGTAACTCCGGCAGACATTCGCATCATTGATGGAGTAGCAACTCTTGGTGATAGAATTGCTCAGATGCAAGCTAATCTGCTGCATACAGGAAAAGCCAATCAAGAGTTCTTTGAGTCGATGCAGGCCGAGCGGTTTGTTGAAAAACTCATCAATGGCGTTGGTGGCCCGATTATTGGAGCAGCAGTTGGTGGTGCAGCAGGCAGCTTGATAGGCCCATTAGGCCAAACGGCAGGCATGGCGTTAGGAGCTGGAGTTGCAAGTAAGTTGTCAAACTTCATCGCTGGAGCAAAGCCAGAAATTAGAACTGCTTTTGCAAACTTAATCCACAGCCCAGAGTTTACTGAGTTTGCAGTTAAAGCTGCCACAGACCCTAACATTACGGAGCAGTCTGCTGCCCGGTTGGCTAGAAGCGCAGCCTTTAGCAAGCTGACAAAGAACACGGCCATTCCTTTTGGAACAGAAGCCAAGAAGAAGTGGATTATGTCTGCACTAGCAGCATCAAACCGAAATCTTGCTGGTAATGTTATCTTTGATCCTGCTAACACTGTTGAAGAAAACATTGGGGGAACAACCAGTATAAGCGATCAAAAGTTTAAGATTCGCGTTCTATCTACTCCAGCCAATAAGTTTAAAGTATTTGGCCCAACAAGAAAAGTGGAAGGAGTATTTAAAACGCAACAAGAAGCTGTTCAATTTGCGAGAAAGAAGTATTCAAAGAAATAACCATATGCCACTCAAGCACTCCGCATCCGACAAAGCGTTCACTCAGAACCTCAGGACTGAACTTGGCGCTGGGAAGCCACAAAAACAAGCACTTGCAATTGCATATAGCGTGCAGAAGCAGGCCGCAAAACAGCAGGCTACCCGAAAGCGTAAATAGCTCTCATGGCAAACATAACGCGGAAGTGGAAACGCTTCCTTGCGGTATCGTGCAGCCATGGCTTTATGGCCGACCAAGCTGTACTGAAGGAAGTGCTCCGCTTTCGTGACCGATGGAAGCCGGACACGGTGCTGCATCTTGGCGATGCTATTGACATGACGTGCCTGCGCACCGGCGCACTCACTAACGACAACGCTGATTCTGCCGTTGATCCTGAGGCTGATCTCAACGATGGCCTAGCATTTATCTCGGCACTGAGACCACAGCACTACTTGCTCGGCAACCACGAGGCTAGGCTCGTCACGCTAATGAGCCACCCTAAAGCGATTATCTCGGCTCTAGCAACTCGCGTCTATCACCAGATCCACGACCGGGCTAAGTCGATTAAATGCAAGGTGTACGACTACAAGCTTAAGACCGGTTTCGTTGGCTTAGGTGACGCTCTATTCCAACACGGCTATCTGCACAGCGAGCAGGCGCTCAGAGACAGCGCCGAGCGCATGTGTCATGGCAAGTACACAAAGCTTGTCATGGGGCACATCCACCGTGTACAAATCGCTGAAGGTCGGCGCATTAAAGGGGTGACTGGCTACTCTGTTGGGTGGCTTGGAGATCCAGAAATGGCTGGCTATGCGGAGAATAGGATCGCAACTACCGCATGGAGCCGAGGTTGGGCGTGGGGCGAATATACTGACAACGAGACAATTGTATGGCTGACAAAAGAGTTAAAGGACGGAAGCTTCAAGTTGCCGGTGTAAAGAAGGATTGGCTCACGGAGCTTGCGCAGACCTTGAACATAAGACCAGCTCCAGCAGGCTGGTACACAATAACGCAGATTGCTGATCGGCTGGGGATTGGCCGCACCGCTGTGCGCACGATTCTTAGTGAGCGCAAAGCTTCCGCTCAACGTTTTTACCAAGTGACAAGTGACGGCAGGAAGGTTCTACTGACACACTACCAACTATGACACCTGAAGAACGCGAGCGCCAAGCCATCATCCAACGAGCCAAAGACATTCTGTGCGAGTACTTTGAGTGCGGCGAGATCCTAGTGCAGGCTCAAGATGAGCACGACAACGACAACACAAACCGCTACGAGGCCGGTTGGGGTAATCGGTTTGCTCGGGACATGCACATTAACCTCATGCATAAAGAACGTGTGCTGGAACATTCTTGGGCAGAAGAGTGTGATGATGAGGATGATGACGATGACGACGAAATTCGTGCAAAAAAGTAGTTGCGCGTAGAAAAGCAACGTGTAGCTTGCTCGTCATTCAGCGGATGGTCCGTTGATGAAACTCAATAAAAATGAAAGTAGCACAAATTAGCGACATTCAGAACTTGGCCGATGGCAGTGTCATCGGGGAAATGCGGGTGACGATCAAAGCGACGTTCCCGCCTAAAACAGGCGAAGGTAAGTTTGGCCCTTGGCGGGTACAGAATTGCGTCCTTCAGGACTCCACCGGCGAGTGCCGTGCATCCTTTTGGCTTCCAGACGAGATGGGTGACCTCAAGGGCCAGATGGTGACCCTCAAGAGCCAAGCAGGCAAGAAGGGCCTTCAGGGCATCAGCGTGAAGCATTCGACTCACAGTGGCGAGAACGAGCTTAAAATCACCGATCAGTGCGCAATCATCGACGACGCTGGTAGTGCCGTAGCCGCAGCAGGCCCGCGTAAGCCTGTGCAAGCAAGCTCACCCGTGTCGCTCACGGTAGCAGACGCTAAGCGTGCGCTCTTTCAAGCGGCGCAGCTCATGGCCGAAGCTATCAAGGCTGCTGAGTGGGTTGGCAAGGAAGTTAAGGCGCTTTCGCCAGAGCACCTTCAAGCCATCGCTACCAGCCTGTTCATCAGCGCAGATCGTGCAGGGTACGCTAAGGCGTTCCCATCTGCACAGGTTAAGCAGGCTAAAGAAGAGGCCCCTGAGTTAGAGGAGGATGATCTCAAGTGGTAAAAGCTAAAGACATTGCCCAGCTCGCTAACGTCTCGCTTCAGACAGTGTTGAAGTGGGCACGCGAGAATCGCATTCCTCATCACCGTATCAGTGCGCGTTGCCTACGCTTCTCGCTTGAGGAAGTAAACCACTGGCTACAGCTCAAACGCGATGCCAATAAACTCAAGAGCCAAGGGGTGTAGAGGCGAGCGCATGTGGCGTGACGAACTCCGGGCTGCTGGCTTCACCGCAAGGCGTGGTCAGCAGTTCGCCGGAGGGACGGACTCGCCAGATGTGATTTGCGAGGAGCTTGCAGCACTACACCAAGAGGTGAAGTTTGTAGAGAATCTTAATCTGATTAAAGCGACTGAGCAGGCAGAACGTGACGGCGCTGGTAAGCCGTGGATCGTTGCTCACAAAAAGAATCGTACACCTTGGCTAGTGACGATGAACGCTGAGTTGTTTTTCAAGCTACTCAGGGATGGGATGGATACTTTCGCAGTGCGAAACGCTGGGTCGTCCGGCGAATACTAGATGCCATGAACGCCGATGTTGAAATGGCGTGACACTGGGAGAGACTAGGATAAATGCAAAATTATGACGAAACAACAAATTACAGAAAACGTGCAGCGCAGAATGGCTTCATACAACAAGTTATTGGGCCAAAAGGAAATTACAGAGTTTCAATATGTTGAGATGGCTTATCGTATGCTTGATTACTGGATGAGTGTAATTCGCGATCGGATGGCGGGACGCTGAGAGAGACTTCTGCACCATGCAGGGGTGCGCCTGCATAACGCACACATTTTATGAACATCAGCATCAATATAACATATACGTCAGGAACCAAGGTTGAGCTTGTCTTCCCGCTGGAAGAGCCAGCACAACTCGTCAGCAAAACACAGCCAGAGTCGCAGCCAGAGTCAGGGCTAGAGTCAACGCCGGTACAGCCTGCGCAGGATTTGGCAGATGCAATTCGCAAGTACGACATCTCGCCAACATTTCCAAGCAACGCCGCACTCGATGGCCAGACTCACAACATGTACAGCATGACGTTTGTCACTCAAGATGGCAAAAAGTGGACGGTGCCAGCAGGCTTGATGAAAGACCTCGTCATCATCTACGGCGAGAAGACTGTGGAGCAGGAGCTACTCAAGGCCCACGCTTGGCTTGAGGCGGACACCCACCGACGCAAGACTCCACGCGGCATGGGTCGCTTCCTTAACGGTTGGCTCTCCCGTGCATCGTCAATGGTGCGTACACCGATCAAGACTCTTCTTAAGCGTGACAGTTTAATGTCTACCAATGGAACACAAGAAAGCTGGTAGGCGCAGGCCGGTAGAGCTGCCACCTGACACGGTTGTCCCAACCGCGAGCGAGGCTGAACGTGGAATAGCGTCGATTGCGTTGAATCACCCAGAAGTGTTCTTGCATCACATCAGCGAGAAGAATTTCAAGGTCGGCGACATCTTCGATCCGTTGAGCCATCGGGTATGCGAGATCATCTTGCAGCAGCAGAGCCGCAACGCCAGCTCGGAGATCCGTGTTGTGTTCGAGAAGGTGCGTGAGACGTTACCCAGCACTGAGTTCCACCAGCTGAGCGATCTTTACACCATAATGCCAATTGCGTCAGCCATTGGCGACTTGGTCGAGATTGTGAAGAGTACCGCCAAGCGACGCACCTTACAGCATGTCGCTTACGAGACGCTCATGGCTATCGCTGACTCGACCGTGCAAACGCCGGAGCTGCTCAGCGATGTGGTGATGAAGGTCGAGGGACTGTCTAGAGAGCTTGCCCCGCCCAAGGTGATGGACACTAAGGCGCTATTGCTCAACGCACTGAACCGCTACGAGACCGGAGACGACGAGTCGATGCGAATTAAGACTGGCTATTCTGCGATCGACAATATATGTCCAATCCGATACGGAGACTTCGTAGTCATCGGCGGCGAAACCAAGTCAGGCAAGACGATGCTGGCGCTCAACATAATTGCAAATCTAATAAATGAATAAGCTTATAAACCTTACACCGCACGACATTATCATCACAGGATATGGCGTGATTGAGCCAAGCGGTTACTCAGTAAAAGTACACTCGCATCTGAGTAAAGTGGCAGACGTCGATGGCGTACCCATCATGTGCTGCAAGGACGCGAAGGTGAGCAACCTGCCAGACCCTGTGGAAGGTGCGCTCTACATCGTGCCTGGCTATGTGCGCACGGCACTGCCGCATCGGACAGATTTAGCGTCACCAACTAAACTCATCCGCGACGGAGCGGGCAAGATCGTTGGCTGCGGAGCACTCGAAATTAACTCTGGAGAATCTTATCGATGAAATATTCCCGCAATCAGGCAAGGGGCCGCGTCTGTGTTCACAGAGACGAAGCCCCAATATTGAAAGATGACAAGCTTCCGCGAGGCCTGAAAGCTGCGGTTAATCGAGCCGCCGTTGGAACTGCACCAAAAGTGTCTGTAACACAGCGTAAAAAATGCGCACGCAAGTCAGTGTTTGACGAACGCGATACCGACCGCCGGAAGAATCTTGAACGGTGGATTGAAAACGCGAACAACAGCCTCATCGAAACGCCAGAGAACAAACGGCGCAACATGATTAAATCAGCTTGGAGAAACGTAATTAGAAAAGAAACAAATGAAAAACGAAATACACTACAATTGGGAAATGCAGAAGTATCGGGGAACTCCGGGGCTATCAAAGCATAGCCTTGACTCATTCGCGGTCTGCCCAAGCTATCACAAGTGGAAGGAGTCGCAAGAGTGGAAGCCGTCTCGCGAGATGGAGCTTGGCACGCTTGTCCACAGCCTTGCTCTTGAGGGCCGCTGTGAGTACGCTATCGCTCCGGCGTGTGATCGCCGCACCAAGGAAGGTAAGCTAACGTGGGAGAACTTCTGCCAAGAGAACATTGGTAAGGTCGTCCTCAACGAAGACGAAGGTGCGCGAGTCGAGGGTGCCTGTGCGGCTGTCGAGCCGTTGCTTGAGATGGTGACAGCAGCTAAGATCATCGAAGCGTCACTATTCTGGGAGCGTGACGGCGTTCAGTGCAAAGGCAGACCAGACATGATCACGGAGATCAAAGGTCGTCCGGCGATTGTCGATCTAAAGACGACGAGCGACTGGTCTAAGTTTGACCATAAGTTCTTTGGCTTTGGGTACGACAAGCAAGCCGCTTGGTACACCTACGGGCTAGAGAAGATCACCGGCCAAGAGGATATCGACTTCTACTTTCTCGTTGTCGATATGCAGGCACCTCACTTGTCCCAGTGGGTGAAAGCCTCCACGGAACTCATCGACATCGCTAACGATCAACTCGATGTGACGCTAGCGCAGTACAAGCTGTGCCTCGATCAAGACGTATGGCCCGGTCCACCAACGATGCGCGTGATGCTGCCAAGAAGATGGGAGGAAGCATGAGCGACTGGGTACTCATCCGCCGTACAAACGTGCTACAAAACGTGGAGCTGCCGCGTCCCAAGAAGACGCAGGACATCATTGCGACTGGCCCGAAAGACGCACTTGGATCAAAGATGGAGCAACTCATGCTGTTACCGGAGAATCAATCGACGGATCTTATCGAGGTGAAGTATGTGCTGGAGGAGTACACCGGCCAGCACTCGCACACTTCAGCAAGGCCTGGGAATGGAACGCGATGAACAAAGGAATACTCGTCATCTCTTTGGAGATGCCAGCTAACCAGATCATCGACCGTCTCGTCGCTCGGCTAGGCAGCGTCAGCCTGCGCACTCTTGCTGAGGGTGCCAAGCATGAGCGCGACATCAGAGGCGTCCACGGTGCCATTCAGAAGCTCAATAGCAGCCGTTTGGTGGTACGGGATGACCTGTACGATATCGCGAACATCTGCGCCACTGCACGAGCTATGGCGAAGTCGCCGGACGGTCTGGGTGTACTGTTTGTTGACTACATCCAGTTGGTCAGGTGCGACCTGGGCAAGGACAGTAGCCGTGAGCGGGAGGTGGCTGAAGTCAGCCGGAGCTTGCGCTTACTTGGCATCGAATTGGGTTGCTTAGTGATCAGCATTACGCAACTAAATGAACAGGGCAAAGCTCGTGAAAGCCGTGCAATCGGACAAGATGCTACAGCCGTTATGGTTGTGAAGCTGTCCGACGACCCGGAGTTCCGCGAGATTGGCATACCCATTCAACGAAACGGCCCGTGTGGTGTGAGCACCAACTTACGTTTCACTGGCAAAACAGCAACATTTCACAATGAATAAACACTACCAAAGCTACATGAAACTTGAACCTGACAACACAAACAAAGCACTGCCGTATCTCTGGGCGTTTGCGTCACTTGCAGTCCTAGACGGACTCGCCATCGCCTACTTTGCAGAGGCGCTGTGGGAAGCCATTGTCTTGTTCGTCCTATTTTGGGCGAGCGCACTGTTCGCCGTGTCAGCCATGCAAGAATACAACGGAGGGCGCAAATGGTAAGTACAGGTTACCCAGGTGATAGCGATCCAAGAGACGAGCATCCAGTCTGCCATGTGTGCCGGGAGGACTTAAGTCAAGACTTTTGGGGAGACTGGTTCTGCCCAGAGTGCGATGCTAAGAAAAGTCAAAAAAATGAAGAATCCGCCTAAAATTCAGGTTGCTATTGCGCTGCTAAGTATCTTAGCTTTGGCATTGGGATACATCTTAGACAAAGAATGAGCATCCTAATCGACAGTCTCATGGAGCGTCTCCATGAACTAACAAAAGAAAACAACAAATTAAAACATGAGAATCAGAGACAAAAAGAGACAATCGAACGGCTGGGTCGCGAAGCTACGGAAGGTAGATCCACGGGAGTGGAGATCACGGATCATGGAACTGCCGGTGAAGATGCAGGTATTTGTGGCGCAAATCGTGTGGTGGGACTTCTTTGCGGACAAACTGGTGCCGAACCGTTGGCCGGAGATGGACATGTGGCTCCGCGCACATCCTAGCACTTTTCGCAAGGAAATGTGGCCCTCGAACGAGGAGATGGTCGAGGCTCTCATCAGTATTGGGTACGAAGACAAGACGGCCCTGCGTCGCATGGGCGTTAACCAGAACAACAAATGGCACAAATACAGTCAATCCAACTAAGACAGTATATGGACGCACACAATCGACAGGCCGAGATGATCGGTAATCTCAAGGCGGAGCTCATCATGCACAGGCATCTTGCCGTGCAGGCGGCATCAGCGATCGAGCAACTCAAGCAATGCTTGCTCAAGCACTACGATGCTCACTCAGCGTTTCCGAACGACCGGGCTGCACTGCTCGATGCTGACCTTGTGTTGGCGGAGTCGTATAAGCTGACAACGAAGGAGGCAAAATGAGTGACAACATCGAACAACTCAATTCCAACTCTTATATGCTCTCCCGCATTGCGGTGTGGGTCGAAGACTTTGCCAAAAGCAAGGAGGACACAACGAGCATCTGCGTACTGCGCCTGTTGGCCGAATATCATCAGTTAAAAGCCGATCAAATTTGGTATGCGATCAAAGAAGAGGAGGCACTGAAATGACCGACGAACAAATTAACGCGGCGATTGCGGAAGCGTGCGGATGGGCTCCTGATTGCGATCGTGGTATTTGCTGGGATCAATACGGCAACGCAATAATAACTCCTCCAAACTACTGCACCGACCTCAACGCAATGCATGAGGCGGAGCAACATCTTTGGCGGAAGGAGTGGTTTATGCGCTACGGTTATGTGGACGAACTTGGAAAACTACAAAATCCACACAACTGGCAACGCATGGAAGCAAGCGACATGTTAGACGCTACCGCCCGTCAACGCGCAGAGGCGTTTTTGCGGACGATAGGCAAATGGGAGGAGGCAAAATGACACTTACAGAAAAGCAACTAACTGAACTTAGAACGGCGGCATTACCACTAATGCAGTGGATCAATGACAACTGTCACCCGCACGTTGCCGCAATAATAGACAGTGAACACATTGAATTGGTTGAGGGGCTGGCGACCGCAAGGCGTGAGCCTAGGGAAGGGAATTAAACACAGAATTGCACACCGAATTAAACACGAAATAATGGCACGTCTTTATGGGAGCGTTCGCGAATAGGCGCAAGCTGTGGGTGTACCGCATGGAGAAGCTGAGCGGGTGCGCTCCACTCGACTTCAAGATGGCTCGGTACATCGAGAAGCTCAACATCCGTAGCCCTGAGCAGCTACGCTATGCACTTGAGCATAACCAGCAGGTTGTCTTTGTGGGGTTCAAAGCTATGAACAAGCTGCGTGAATTAGTCGGTCTGCCACAGGTTAAGCGGGAATACTCGTGGAAAGATGAGGCTAAAAGACTGTATGCGCTTCTCGATGCAGCCGGATTAGAGTACGATAAGCAAAAATGACACCAGAAAACGCCATAGCCACAGAGATGCTACTCCTTCAGGCTGAAGAGGAGATTTCAAAACTGAAAAATGAAATTCAAATTTTGAAAAAGGAACGTGAACAAGAAGCTGACATTCAGCTTCGCATCGCGCTTAAGGCGGATCACTACTACATGCAGCTCCAGGCCATCCGTGAGGCTGCTTTTGGTGAGGTCCATGGCATCATGGCGGAAGACTTGTCATTTATGAGCGAACGAGAATGAGCATAATGCTTTCGCTTAACGGTCAGCCACCGCCGACCACTAAATGGAATGTGCTTAATTTGGGTGCAGGCGTGCAGTCCAGCACGCTTGCGCTCATGGCAGCAGTTGGAGAGATCAAGCCGATGCCGGACTTTGCCATCTTTGCTGACACTCAAGCGGAGCCAAAGTCTGTATATACATGGTTGGATTGGCTTGAGAAACAGCTTCCGTTTCCAGTGCATCGGGTGACTCGAGGCAACATGACCGCTGACATGATGGCGTTTCGGACTGCCAAAGATGGCAGGGTATGGACTAAAAGCACAATTCCAGCATTTATGCAGGCACCGGATGGCAGCATTGGCTTGCTCGGCAGATCCTGCACAGCAGACTACAAGATTGCGCCGATTCTTAAGAATTTGAGACGGCTTTGCGGTATTAAAAGAGGTGAAAAGCAGGTGCAAATCACTCAATCCATTGGCATCAGCTACGATGAGATTCAACGCATGAAACCAAGTCGAGACAAGTGGACGCAACATCGGTGGCCGTTGGTTGAACTTGAGATGCGCCGTCACGACTGTATTGCTTGGTTAAAACAGCGCGGATTTCCCGAGCCACCAAGAAGTGCATGTTCGTATTGCCCGTTCCACTCAAACAAAGAGTGGCGGCGTCTTAAAGAACACGAGCCAGAAGCTTTTGCTGAGGCCGTGCAAGTTGAAAAAGAATTACAGCGCACAAAAGCAGCAACAGACAATATGAGAAGCGTCCCTTGGTTGCATAAGTCATGCGTCCCGCTTGAGGACGTAGACTTATCTACAGAAGAAGACGCTGGACAGCTAGACATGTTTGGAAACGAATGCGAAGGACTTTGTGGAGTATGAGCGAGACACCCAAGCGCAAGAAGCGCAACGCCGTGTACCGTAGCCCAGAGTCCCGTGCGAGGCAACTAGCCGGGCTGGCCAACGTGTCGATAGAGAAGCATGTGCCAGGTGTCGTACAGGAGAAGGTGAACGGGCTCGGCGCGCTTGCGGGCATTCCGCCGGAGATACAGAAGAAAGTGCTGGATCTGTTCATCACAGGTCAGCACAGCCGGGCGATAGCCATGCAGCTCGGTATCAGCGAGCGAAGTGTAGACGAGATCAAGGTGAGTGCGCTCGACATGGATAGCCAGTTCAGGAATGCGTACTTCAACACGAACCTGAAGGCGAAGCTGCAAAGTGTCATCGATGGCGCTGCACAACGTGTCATGGAGCTTATGCCGGAGATGTCCGCGAAGGACGCTGTGCTAGCCTTAGGCATCACGTTGGACAAGTATGCTAACCTAGAGAAGAACAAGACCCCGGATGCGCTGCATCAGCACGTTCACTTGCATACTAACCAGGACATCTCAGCCGCTTTCATGGCGGCCCTTAAGCCGCCGAAAGCTCAAGATCATGCTGGAACGATTGAAAACGAGTGATGCTATGGCAGGTCTGCCCTGCAAATCGGACATTCCAATTTCAAATTGCCAGGCAGAATTTGAAAATCAAAATTACTTTGGCCAAACCAAAATGGATTCTGGCTTTTCCAATTCAAATTTGCCCTGCGAAATTCAAAATTCAAATTTGGTTTTACCGAACGGGATTGACCTAGCCAATGAGGTTCTTGACCTGCGCGATCTTACCGAGCGGTATTGGCGCATCATACAAGCGCAGCATGTTCGCATCGCGCTGCTAGAGAACGACTTACGATGTGCGAAGATTGCGAAGCCTTAGAAGAGGAAGCGGAGTTCTATGCTGAGGAGGCCGCGAAGTGGCGGCGCATGTATGAGCTAGCGCATAAGCGAGAGGTTAGGTTAGCGCGCCAGCTCGCGACGTTTTTAGCGAGTTTGCGCAGGGTTGCGCGAGAGGCGCGCGGAGTTGGGCAGAATTAGGGCAAAAGAAAACCCCTAGGCGGCGAACCTAAGGGTGTTTGGTTAGGCGTAGATATCGCAATCAGCGGGCATTTCAATCGGCACGATCCGCCAATCGTCGGGGCCAGCGTCACAATCTCGCAAGAGCTCGGCTAGTTCGAATTCGGCTTCTGCACGGGTTGCGAAAACGGAGGTCGTGTACCATTCTGCATCATCGATGCATTCTTTGAGGTCGGCCCATCCGTTAACAGTAGTGGTTTGGATTTTGTACATAAGTTTAGTGCAGGCGATAAACGACAGTCTGAACGTCTTTGGACCAGCATGCTCGGCAATCGCCGCATTTATTCCCCTGCGTAGGTGCGGGACACGTACCGCTTGTGGAGGAGACTTCGCTAGTGGTGACGCCTAGGCCCTGTGCTAGGCTGTTCGGGCCCGCTTTGTCGACCATATAAGCGGACAAACGAACCGTAAGGTTCGGAGGAAATGAGCCGAACAATTCGACATACTCGGAGACGATGCCGTACTCCTTTGTTGGCAACCAAAACTGTATTTCCGGCAATGCAATGGCAATGCGCACGATTGCCTTGAGCGTTTTAAGCGATTGAAGGTCGCCAGAGTCAAACCAACGAAAGAAGCCGCTCTTTTCCGTTTCGCGAATCTTGGCGATCATAGCTGGAACCCATTCTGGCGATTCCATAAGGGCCAAGCGTGCCTGCAGCGTGCGTTGGACGTTTGGCATACGGTAGAACCCTTTTAGTGCGTAGCAGCCATGGCAGACAGAGCCTTCAACTTGTGCGAGTTTTGAGCCTGTCTTACATGCGAGAGCAGGAACGGACCAGCCTTGGCATGGCATTTTAGAGGGTTGTGATAGTGTGATTTGCATATGGTTTGTTTGTAGTGTGTTAGGTTGCTGAGTGTTACTTGCGGTTTTCTTTGCGCCAGTCACAAAAGACTGACGCCCAAAGGGAAGCGGTGACGAGTACGCAGCCAGCCGAGGCTAGCATGAGTGCAAGGCGTACATATGCAATGTGTTCAAGGGTGTTCATTGAGTCGATGGTCATAGGGTTGTTGAGGGTAGGTTGGTTATACTGCGGGATTGGTTGCGAAAAGGCGGCGGAAGAATGGTAAAGCGTTGTATGCCGCGCACTTAGCTTCGTGCTTTGCTTTAGCTGCGGCTGCGCGTGCTGCGGATGCTTCAAGCTGCTCAAAACGAGCGACTTCCGCTTGCAAGATTGGAAGGAGCGTCTTTTTCATCGGGTTGTTGTCTGTCCATGCAAGTACCTGATCTAGCTGTGCTTGTGCGTCTGCTTTGCTGCGGTTGCGATGTTGGTTGTTCATACGGGTGCAAAAGTACGGCACTCCGTATAAGTACGCAACAAAAAAGCAACGATAGGTAAAGAAAAGCGTGCGTGCCTGGCGAGTGCGTACGGCTCGGCGGGTGCACAGGCGACGCGATCGTGGGACGTGCTGCGTGACGGAGTGAGTGCGGCAATGCAAGTGAGTTGCGTTAGCAGGTGCAAGTGAGTTGCAATAGGGTGAGGGAAATGCGTTACGGCCCTCACGGCACAAGCAACGACCGCGCGCCCCCGGCAGCCCCGCAGCTCGCGCCCGGCAGCCCCCTCAGCCCGTCAATCGTGGTCCACCGAGCATCAAACGGACCATCCCGACAGCGTGCGTTTGACCCACCCTTGCAAGCGGCTGCGGATGAGCGGGTTGCCCTTAACACAATACAACGCATATCATATGGAGTGGGGTTTTACTCTGTTGGAATGCATTTTGACGCGTGAAAATCGGCAGGCAGGGGGGGAGGGGGTTCGGCCTGGTTATACGGCGGAGACTTCGACGCATAGCCCCCCTCAGATTTTTTTGCGCCAACTGGCCCGCATGCGCGCTTGCCCTACACTCGTAGCTTGCCCTACCGTTGCGAGTGCTATCGTTGTGTAGAAGCTGCGGTAGCATGGCAGCGTGCGTACACGTTGTGCCGCTGGGTACGATAGACGAGTTCTGTGGGGATCTCGTCGAGCGGGGGCCCGGTTAGCTGGCCCTTGTTGGGCGTAAGCTTGCGCTGCCTATTCTACACCAACCTTGCATGCTACACCGTGCTAGTGTAGCGTCGCTTGTACTATGACAAAGTACACACTAAGCGAGAAGACGGTTAAGCAGCACTTAGGCCCCGCGTATAGGCCGTTAGCATACAAGCTTGATGAGGACTACATCGAGCGCAAGGCCTTTAAGGGCATTCGTCGTATCTACAGGAGCGACCTGCTTGACGGTACGTTAGCCTGCGAGGCAACTGACAAGGAATCCTTGACGGTTGAGCAGCCGGAGCAACCGGCAGATGACCATATCGGTTATAGCACCAAAATGGTTACGGATCCACAGTCCTTACCAGTAAGTGACGAGGTTACGGAACAAACGATCGTTCAGGTGTATCACAATACTCGGTGGGTAAAGACTGACGTGGAGGATAGAGTGTTTGTGGGTGCTAAAGGCGTTAACTTTCGCAGAGGACAGAAGATTCGGGTTAAGAACAAGATCATATGCATAAGATAACGCTTAAGGACAAGTTAGCGGTATACAACAAGCTTGAGCAGCTTAAGAGTAAGCTTAAGTCGCTTATGATAGCACTTAGCGCAGGTTATGTTCTGCATATCGCGCTTAAGTGGGCGTTAAGCTTGGTGAACGCACAAGAGATGCAGCTTAACACGTTTGAGTTGGCTATACTCTGGATTATCTGTTCTTAAGCGGAGTTCAAGTTCTTACTCACTAGTGATATTCCCCTTCTCTAGTGATTTTCTCTTACTCTTGCTTCGTGTTGCCGTGCGCACCGGGCTCCGCCCAGTGCTTCACTCTCGCAGCTAACGCTGCTCACCGGAGGTAGATTAACAATCCGGCAAGGAGAGTTGCGAGTGAGCATAGTACCCCCAAGACTCAGCATTACTGCCTATCTTGGGGGAGTACTATACAAAAAGGAGATCAACGATCCGTATAAGTGTCGTCGTTCGTTTCGCAATTACAGTCGTGAG